ACAGTAGCGATGCAATAGCTGCGGCAGTATGCGGTTGCTTTTAGAAAGGTATTATGAACATCAAGCTTGACTCAATCAAACTAAAGCCGTATCAAGAGTTAATAATTGATGCTATTGAAAACAAAGGCTATCGGAAAGCGGTAGCTATTATGCCACGCCGTAGCGGTAAAGATGTAGCTGCTTTCTGGTTATGTGTCAGACAAGCATTAAAAAAGACATGTAACATATTTTACATAGCCCCAAGTTATACCATGGCTAAGCGGATCATATGGAATAGTATTTTATCTGATGGTCGTAGGTTTTTAGATCTAATTCCGCCACAAGTAATAAGCTCGATGAACAGCCAAGAGCTACTTATACGTTTTATAAATGGCTCTACTATCCAGCTTATAGGTGCACTAAACTATAATAACTTGGTAGGTTCTAACGCCTATGCTGTAGTGTTTACCGAGTACTCTATTTTCCAAGACGGCGGCAAATGTTACCAGCTAATTAAGCCTATATTGGCATACAACGGCGGTTGGTGCTTGTTTGTGTCGACACCTCGGGGTAAAGCTAACCACCTGTATGACTTGTGGCAGGTAGCCCGTGATCATAAAGACTGGTTTGCCTTAAAGCTAACTCTTGATGAAACCAAGCACATTAAGCTAGATGAGATCAACAAAGAGCTAAACGAAGGCTTAACTACACCAGATTTAATACAACAAGAATATTATTGTAGTTTTGCTGGAGTAGATAGTGGTTCATATTGGTCAGCGCAGCTAGATAAGGCTAGAGTAGAGGACAGGGTGCAGCGGTTTGAGTACGATCCTACGTTTAAGGTAAATACATCTTGGGATATAGGTTACAGCGACAGCACGAGCATATTGTTCTACCAAGTCATAAACAACAAAATTTATATTATAGACGAATACTCTTGCGAGCGTGAGGCATTGACTCATTACGTCAAAATAGTGCAGCAGCGTCCATATTTATACGGCTATCACATAGCACCGCATGATATTAAAGTGCATGAGTTTAGTAGCGGTATAACCAGATTAGAGACAGCGCGGCAGCTGGGTTTAAATTTTACGATTGCCGATGATATTGGTTTGATGGACGGAATAGATTGTGTGCGTAATACGTTTAACAGAATATTTATAGATGAGCGTTGTAAGACTCTTTTGAGGGCTATAGAAAACTATCGTCCTGAATATGACGCTAAACGGCAGATGTACAAAGATAGACCGTTGCATGATATCCACTCACATATGGCAGATGCGTTGCGGTATTTGTGTGTTAGCTTACCAAAAACAAGAGATGACCATACTACAGCAGAAGAACTAGACAAACGATATAGACAAGCTGTTTATGGTAGTGATAATATGCAATCAGGATTTTTCAGTAATGATAAGTTTTAGAGTGGCATGACATTTATAATCAAACAATAAAAAAAACTACTTGGGTACAAATCTCATATCATGCCACAGGAGAGATAATGTATACTAAAGTTAACATAAAAACAGCATGAGGTAAATATGGCAGATACGGTTGGTAAAATATCTAGTGAGCTGTTAAAAAAAGCTCCTGATAGTAGAGACCCTATAGAGTTGCAACGTGAGATACACAAGACTTATGAAAAAGATTTTTATGAGTGCTTGCGGCGTGGGAGACAACAATATACAGGCGAGTACTATGTAGTTGTGTTGACCAAAAAAGAACGCTTAATGGAAAACGTTTTGCGTAACTACTTTTTATGCCGTACGTCATGCCCTACCCCAGAATACGACCAGACAGTCTACAAGATACATAAAGACGATAAGATACAGTTTTTGTGGGTGTTACCATCAAAAGATACCTGCGAAATGTTTATACGGCATGCAGGTGAGATAGTACCAGACGAAAGATGGTTGTTGTATTATGTACTTGCCGACCAAAACGGCGACTTGTTAAAGCTGTCAAAGCAGTTAAATAATGAAGCAGATAACTCAATATTGATAAAGGCGTAAGGATATGGATTTACCAATAGCATCACAATCACAAATAGATCAAATGAATAGAGAGGCAGCTAAAAAAATGCAACAGGAAGGTATTGAAATGATTGAAGAGCAAGTAGTTGAGCAAGTGCAAGAGGAAGCTGTTGAGGAAGCCCCACAGCAAACGATACAGGCGCAACCAGATCAATCTATTGAGGCGGAGCTAAAGAGCGTTAAAGACGAAAATTGGCGTTTACTGCGTCAGTCTAAAGAAAAGCTACAGCGTGAATTAGATGAAGCCCGTGAGTTACTAGCACAGCGACAAGCTGCAACAAAACCAGCTGAAGAAGATGTCGACCTAAACGACTTGGGTATAACGGAGAATGATTTAGCTGAAGGTCGCCACATTTTAAGTATTAAAAAAGAGTTGGCTGCACTAAAAAAAGCTAGAGAAGAAGATTCTAAGCGTATGGCTATGTCTACCGCTGAGATGCGTATTAAAAACGACTTCCCAGATTTTGAGAAGGTAGTGTCATACGAGAATCAAAAGAAGCTACGTGAGATTGATCCAGATGTAGCAGACGCTATTTTAGCTACAGGCGATGTTTATAAAGCCCACGCCATGGCGTACAAGATGATCAAGCTATTAAATATTCATCGTGATACAACATACGATGCTGACAAGCTCAAAGCTCAACAGAACTTAGCTAAGCCTAAGTCGTTGAGTAGTATTGCACCACAAAAGAGCGAGTCGCCTCTAAGTCATGCCAATGCTTTTGCTAACGGTTTAACGCCAGAGTTAAAAGACCAGTTAGTCAAAGAGATGTTTGCAGCACGTCAAAACTTATAAAATTATAGGGGGTAGTATCAATCTGCTCCCTAAAGTTGACCCTGATATACTTTTTGCTAATATAAAGCCAGCCGTAATGAGAACTCGCTACTCTCGCCTTTCTTTAATGGCCGTATAGATTCTCGCCAAATCATCTGACTGTAAAAAGACTCGTCATCTTACTTGAAGTACATTGATTAACTTTAATTAAGGAACAAAAATGGCAGTTACAACAACCTCTATTTTGCCATCGCCAGTTCAACAAAGCTTTAGTTATAAGCTATTGTCCGTACCTGTGCCGAACATGATTCATAATATCCCAGCAATGCGTAAAAATATGCCTCGTAATGGTGGTAATACTTTACGTATGCGTAGATATAACCCACTACAAACAGCTATGGTTCCTTTGGGGAACAGTGGTATTACTCCACCACCACAAAACCTAACAGCTGTGGATAGACGTTAATGTCCACGTTAAATCTTTGGTAATTGACTTGAAGTCCTACGGCGCAAGCTATGGTAACAAGGGGCAAGCAGGAATAACCGTGCAGCCTGAGAGACTAAACCCAAAGACTCGCAAGAGATGTGATAGTCCAACCCTTGATCGAAAGACAAGGAGGCGTACAGAAATGATCGCCCGCCTAGCAATAGGTTAAAAAGTAATAGAAGATTGACGCAAAGATTTCGTTTTACGGTAGAAGCTAGGTGCCGTAATAGTTTAATACGCAAAGACCTATGTCGTATTGAACGAGCAGGTTTTTAAAATATGATCTTTGAAATATTTGGTTTTGCAAGCAGATGGCCTGCTTTAAATCCGCTCTGATTGACTTGGAAACCCACCGTAAAGACGAGGGCAACAAGGGCGAAGATATTTAATAAGTTTTATTAATATGCTTAAGCTTTAAATACATATCCTTGCGATAAGAAAGTAAGTCATCAGATAAACGAACGTTGGCATTCGACATAGTTGTTGAAAACTCATAAAAAACTTCCGCATGTGCTTTTTTTATAATCATGTACGGTTCGCACGCTTTTAAAAGTGTAGCTGCATTATGAGAACATAGAGACCACGTATAACAAGCCCGTCTATTTGGCACTTGTTTGCGTTGGCGTATGTTTCCACCAAAATTTTCAACAATCCAGTTGAGCAACGGTAAATTTGTATTAGTAACTATAAGACGCAGTGAATAATAATCACATTTGCGATTATGACGTATACTTTGAGATTGAATTTCAATAGTAATACTGCCTTCACCGTCTATAATACCAGCTAAATAACTAAGTTTTTCTGATGTCCAATTTTTATTCATGTATTACAGTGTACCATATAAAAACATAAATGTCACGCTGAGAGACTGAGGCGAGTGGACACCTTAAGGTGAAGCGACAGTCCGATCCCAAGGGATGACTTTGGGAGTAGGGAATAACAAGACCTACCGCCAAATAGAAACTATTTGGTCAAAAAAAGTAACAGAATAATGCACATTGCAAAACCAAGATCCAGTTCTTAACGAATGTGCAGCACGACTAGGCGTATCGCTACGTCAAACCGAAGATCAGTTAACACGTGATATGTTGGCATCAACAGCATCATTTATTAACTGTGTTGGTGGCGTAAACGGCGACAGCCCAACCGAGCTAACATTGTTAGACGTGTCTGAAGTAACACGTGTATTACTAGGTAACAACGCTTATACAATCTCCGATAACATCGAAGGTGAAGATAAGTTTGGTACAGCACCTGTTCGTGATGCGTATTTTGCATTATGTCATACAAACATGACTAAAGAGCTAGAAGGCGTTAATAACTTTACATCAAAAAGTAATTACCCAGCTCCTACAAATGCATTGCGTTCCGAGTGGGGTTGCGTAAACAACCTTAGATTCTTGGTATCAAGCATCGGCTCAATTAGTCCAAATGCTTCTGTTAATGGTAGCGATGTGTATAACATCTTCTGCGTTGGTATGGAAGCTTATGCTACTGTACAGCAAGATGGTTACTCAGCGTCGTTTATTTACAGACCGCCAATTTATGATGGCCCATTAGCGTTGAACGCTTCTGTAGGCTACAAATTTGCGACATGTCCAAGAATAACCAACGATCTCTGGGTTATCAACCTAAGAGCTACATTAGCACAATAAGGAGATATTATGGACGGAACAATTATAGTACGTGGTAATTTCGTATCTACCGGTGCGGATAAAACTATTGTATTTAGACCAGGTGTAAACTGGATTACTGTATTTAACATGTTAGCTAATGATGGCGTTGGTGCTCCATTACAGTTTTATTTCCAAACTGGAATGACTAACGGTGTTGCTATTGATGGCGCCGGTGCAACAACAGCTCCTGCAGGCATGTTTACAGTAATCGATTACTCTAACCCTGCTAACTTTGCATCTATTAAATACACAACCACTGCACAAACAAGCGCAGTTCAGCCTGTAGTAACATCTGCGGCTACAACAGCTGCAGTAGCTGTAGCTGTTGGTAATATCGTACGTATTACTGGTAGAAACGTTGCTGGTGTTTTAGGTGTGCCTGTATTTGGTAACTATGGCGTAGATATGATTGTCAGCGTTGTTGCTGGTAACGACTACACATTATTGGGTGCAAATAACGCATTAGCTACAGCTTCTGGCGTTGTTGGTACTGATGGTGCTTTACAGCGTATTGATATTAGCTCAAGATTCTATCCAGCTAACAGAATCATTACTAGCATCACACAAGCTGCTGGTGTTATTACTGTTGCTACATCTGTGCCTCACGGTATGACTGTAGGACAGCAAGTAAGATTTGATATACCTGCTGTTTGTGGAGCAGGAATTAGTGCTTTATTAAGCGCTAGTTCAGCAAATAACTATGTATCAGCTACAGTAACAAGCGTAGTTGCTAACACAGCTGCTTTAGCTGGTTTTGGATCAGTTCGCTTTACTATCGACATTGTTGGTAGCGGTGAAGCTTTTGCTTATCCAACATCTGCACAAGTTGCTGCTGGTTCACAATTGCCAGAGATGATACCTTTCGGTCAAGACACAGCTTACTCAGTATCACAAAATGCTAACATTTTGGCTGATGCTACAGTAAACCAAGGTTTTGTTGGTATCAAACTAAGAGGCGGTGCTGCACGAGCAAACAACCCAGCTGGTCAAGCAGGGGATGTTATATTCTGGAAAGTTGGAGCTTGCTTTAACTCTGAAGAATACGCATAATCTTATTCATTTGGGAGGGGTTGCGCCCTCCCTACAATTAACAAGGGAGTAATCATGGAAAGAAAAAAGTTAACAAGTAAAGAGATGGAAGCCTTACGCAACCGTGATGCCGAAAAAGTAAGCGGCAAGTTTATCTTTCACGAAGTGCCAGGCGGTGTCATGGACTTTAGTATAAAATTATACAAAGGCGATGCCCCACAAAACTATTCGTTGCGTGATGGTGAGATATATGAGTTACCACTAGGCGTAGCACGTCATCTAAACACTAATTGTTTTTACCCAGTGCATTCTTATAGCCAAGACGAGTTTGGTAAGCCTATTGCTAAGATTGGGCAAAAAGTACGCCGTTGCAGCTTCCAGTCATTAGACTTTATGGGTATCGATGCCCAACCAAGTAAAGAGATTATTACTGTAGAAAGGATCTAGATGCCGATACTTGCTGTAGCTACGCCAATATTCCAACCTGCTATGCGTGTTATAACTAACATAACTAACTCAAACCCTGTAGTTATTACTACATCATTTGATAATCAGTATGTTACTGGTTTAATAGTACGCTTATATGTGCCTCAAGGTTACGGCATAACTCCTCTTAACCATGTTGAAGCACCTATAACAGTACTAACCAACACTACATTTTCTATGCCCATAGACACAATTAATATGCCAGCATACACAACGCCAGTAGGAGCGGAACAGTTTGCACAAGTAGTGCCAACAGGCGAAATTAACAGCATTTTATACGCGGCAACTAGAAATATATTGAATTAACAATTCAACTGGTTTGTAAGTTTGCTAAGCTATAACCAATTTACATAATAAGGATGTAGTATGGCAGATTTACAAACCATCAGAACTAAAGTAAGACGGCTTACCCGTAGCCTGTCTCCCTCCCAGCTAACAGACGCTCAAATAAATGACTATATCAACACATTTGTTTTATACGATTTTCCAGAGCATTTACGCTTAGCAAACCTACGTGAGACATTCAGTTTCTATACAACTCCGTACGTAGATACTTATGATACAGTTACGGCTCCACCAGAAAGCCCGCTGTTTGATTTTAAAAACAGATACATTACTGTACACCCACCAGTGTTTATAGCTGGTTATCAATCTTGGTTTTGTGAAAGCAGAACATCTTTTTTTGGTGTATACCCGCAAATAAACTCTATAGCCCAAACATCTGCTACAGGTGATGGCAACGTGGGACAAGCTATAACATTTACAATTAATACACAGCAAGCTAATACTGGCGGTGTTAGTATAACTACTTGTCTATTGCGAAATAGTATTGTGATAACAACTGTAGATGCGTTACAAAATGCATTAACTTTAATTGATTTACCAATAGCAGGTAATGGTATTTCAGGTAATTTGGTTGAACCTAATTTTTTAGGAACGGTACTTGGTACAATCAACTATCTTACTGGCGTTGTTAATATACCAAACGGCTTTAACCTTAACGGAGTAGCTACAGCAGCGTTAGCTGGAGCGCCTATATATTCTGAAACAGTATTAGTATCACCAAGCTTGCCGCAAGCGGTGCTGTTCTATGACGGTAAATTTGTAGTGCGTCCAGTGCCTGATAAAGCATACCGCATCAATATGGAAGTATTTGTGCAACCTGCTGCTTTGTTGGCGGATACGCAAAATCCAAAGCTTAAAGAGTGGTGGCAGTTTATAGCATATGGGTCATCGATCAAGGTTTTCCAAGACCGTCAGGACTATGAATCTGTTAAAGCTATTATGCCTGAATTTACAAGCCAGATGGATTTGATCCAACGCCGTACGATTGTACAACAGACTAGTCAACGCTCTAGCACAATATATACAGAACAGATGACTGCTGCAGGAGCGTACGGGCCAGGCTTTTTCAGCGGCGGCGGCAACTTTTAGTTAAAATTAACGTTACACAAATTATATAAAGGATTAATACTATGCCATGGAATGTAAACGTACCAGCAGCTAACCTAACTATCTCAAGCACAACTGCACCAATACAAGGTAACTTTCAAGCGATTCAAACATGGACTGCTGTAGACCATATTGTTATTGATGGAGCGGGCGGAAACGAAGGAAAGCATGCCAAAGTATCATTAGTCCAACAAGTTTGGGTAGCAGGCGGTGGATTTACACCTGCAATCAATCTTGCAACTGGTAGAGGCACGTTAGGAATTTTTGCAGCTTTAGATCCTGCTAATGGTAATGAACCTTCTAGAATGTGGGCCGTAATACCAATAAAAACTGCTGCCGCATGGGAGATAGCAAATATACCATTTACAGAGTCAAGTATTTTATTCAATCAACCAGCTAGTAGTTCTAGTGGATATACCTATTTACCCTCAGGTATATTAATTCAATATGGTTCTTATAGCGTAGCTATTCCGAATTCAACTGGTACTTTTATTACTAGCGCAGCTGTCAACTTTCCGTTAGCGTTTCCAAGAGCATGTTTTAGAGTGATTCCAACAGCTGCTACAGTTAACTCAAACGCAAGCATTTCTCAGGCTACATCAGTATCAAATGCATCATTTGTTCCAGTATCAGTTAGAGTAGGGGGTTCGGGATCTGGGACAACTAATTTTAGTTACATAGCTATAGGTTGCTAACATGCCAATAGATAAATTTATAATTGGATACACTGACGATAAGTCGGGTTTCCAAACAAATTTTCATCCATGGCTACTACCTGACAACGCTTTTCAAAGCATGATTAACGCGTATACATGGCGTGGTAGAGTCAGAAAACGTATTGGTAGTACTTTGATGACTAACGGTGTTAATGGTAGTAGGTTGCGTATACCAGGTATAGCTATTGGAGGTGGCGGTGTGATTACTTTGCCACTAAATGTGGCAGTTGGTATGCAAATTGAAGAACAAGTTGCTAATGGTAATACTTTGACTGTTGTAAATAGTACAGTTGGTCAAGCTTTGATAACTACTAATCCTGCTATAACTGCAACTGTTACAGCAGCAAACCAAATAACTATTGTAGGTTCAGTAGCCCCAACAGTTTTTTTGTATCCTGCTTTACCTGTTACAGGTATAGGACAATATGAAAATCCAGCTACTAATGATGAAACTACAGTAGCATTTGACACTAATTTTGCTTATTTTTACAGCGGTGGTGATTGGCAGCGTTTGACTGGTGGGGCTGATGCATGGACGGGAACAAATAGCCAACTGTTTTGGATAGTAAACTATCGTGGAGTTACTGCCAATGAAAATTATTTATGGGTAACTAATTTTAATGCTGCTGATGGGATACGATATAGAACTGCTATAGCTGGTGGCGAATGGCGTAAGCCTACCTTGTTTTACAGTAAAGGTTCTGTAATAGGTCAAACCGATGGAGCTGGTAACTTTGTTGGTGCTTTAGGATCTCCTCCTGTGTTAGGAAGTATAGTTATTGTAGCAAGCACGGCGTTTGTAGTGATTAGTAACGCTGCTGGATTTCAAGCTATGGGTGTAGTGCCTTTAACTACAGCGGCCGCAGTTGGTACCGCAACATGTGATTTTGCAGCTGCTAACATAAACATTGCGGCTGCGGCTATTAATACTAACGTTTATTATAGCGACCAATTATTAATAACGACTGCTAGAATAGTAGTGCAATTTAAAAATAGATTGATTTTGTTAAATACTGTTGAAAACGTAGGTGGCGTTAATACAGTATTTAAAAATAGATGTAGATTCAGTGCCGTAGGTAACCCATTATTCGGCACTGTTGGTACAGTTTATACGTCAGTATCTTTCATGCAGGATTTGCCAGGGTTTGGCAACGCAATCGATGCAGCAACTCAAGAAGCTATAGTCAGTGCAGAGTTCTTAAAAGATAGATTAATAGTTTATTTTGAGCGTTCTACATGGGAGCTGGTATATACAGGTAACCAAATTTATCCGTTTACATGGCAAAAAATAAACACTGAGTTAGGTGCTGAGTCTACTTTTAGTGCTATACCATTTGATAAAACCGTGCTTGGGTTCGGTAACGTAGGTATACATAGCTGTACTGGTGCAAACGTTGTACGTATAGATGAAAAAATACCTGATTTTATATTCAATCTGCATAATCAAGACGCTGGTTTAGATCGTGTTGTTGGTATTAGAAATTATCAACCTGAAGTAGCTATATGGACTTATCCAGGCGATGATAGAGATGCTAACTTTCCATACCCAAATAACCTTCTAGTCTTTAACTATGTAAATAATTCATGGGCAACTTTTAAAGATAGCTATACGTTTTTAGGTTACTACCAAACAAGCGCTACATCTCCGAGCCCCGCTGCTACCTGGGGATCATCTAACACGCTATGGGGTGAGACTACTGACTTATGGGGCGGAGCAGTTGGCACAACAAATAGTATAAAAACTTTAAAAGTGATAGCAGGTAACCAGCAAGGTTGGGTGCATATACTTAACAGTGATGCCACCAATAATGCACAAGGTTTATATATAACCGGTGTTAGTAATGCAAATGGCACAGTAAATAACGCAGTGGCGGTTGGAGATCCAATTTATATTTACTGCGTAGACCACAACCTAGAATTAAGCGAGTTTGTAGCTATAAACAATTTAAACGGAATAGTAGTTACATATACAGATCCATTAGGGGTTGTTTATACACTAAGCAGGTTCGTAGCTCAAGTTATAGAGGTAGTTAATAGAAACCAAATACGTATTACAGCCGGAAAATATGATATTGACACAAATATTTTTACGCCATTTAATTTTGTAGGCACATACGTAGGCACAGGCAATATGGCTCGTGTAAGTTTGATCAACATAAACAGCAAAGACTTTAACCTGTATGTTGGTAAAGACTATAACGCCTATATATCACGTATTAATTTTATGGTTGACCGAACCGCAAGTAATTATATTAAAGTTAATTACAATTTAGGCACGGCGCGTGGGTTAGGCTTACCACAAGATAATCTAGCTTTATTGGGTAATTCACAATTAGAAACATTCCCCTATGCTTTAAATCCATTTGAAGCCAATCAGTCACAATTTTGGCATAACGTATATTTAAGCGCAGATGGTGAATTTATCCAAATACAGCTTGTTAATGACCAAAACCAGCCGTTTAATTTTACATTGTCAGGCAACCCAGCTACGGCAACAACTAGTTACGGCGTCGAGCAAGACTTCCAAATGCACTCAATGATTATCTATGCGCAACCTACAAGCAGTGGATTACAATAATGGACGATAATTACATATTAATAGTTTATGCTCACAGGTTTTTAAAAGCCTGTTGTATAGGATTTTGTGTTTATCTAGTAATTAAAGAGGTATTAAATTAATCTGCCAATCCGAGCAGGGACTGGCAGATCATACAGGAAATAAATGCGATACGCCAACAATATAACATAATTTTTTTGAGGCGGTAGCATGGAGCAAAATAATGTCGGTTTGTTTATAGATACTACGCAGATATGGGACGAATATTTGCAAGCTGCACAAGGTGATATAGATAGTAGAGAGCTGTTTTTAAGGTTGTATCAAAACATCAACAAAATAGCCATTGCATTGAATTTAAAAGACAGTGGTCTATATTCACAGACCGAGTTTGTAAACGGTCAACAATGGTGCCCTATAAACGAAATAACTAACTTTGTAGGAACAGTTGGAAGTGCTAGTAACCAGTTAAACGCTGAGCCTCGCCAAGTATACCGCAAAATAGTGTTTTGTGGTGCATTGTTAAACGCCGCCGCAAAAACTATTCCACATGGCATTGAGGTCACAGATACTACGAAGTTTGTTCGTATTTACGGCGCGGCTAATACAATTAACACAACAGTTACTAAGTTATACAAGCCAATACCATGCACAGGAGTAAATCCTATAGACTTGCTTGTTAATCAGACAAGCATAATTTTAACAACTACAACTAACCTGACTGCATTTAATGAAGTTTGGGTTGTGCTTGAGTACCTTAAACTTTAAGGTAATATTACAACAATATTTATATAAAGGATTATTATGGCAATACCAGCATTATTAGCAGCAGCTTTACCATATTTAGCGCAAGCTGCTCCATATTTAGGCGCAGCTGCAGGCGGTGCCGCATTAGGCGGATTAGCTTCCCGTGGAGGAGCCGGCAACGCTTTACTTGGTCAGTCAGGTCAAGAAAGACAATTCCAACGTTTTACGCCGCAACAACAACAGTTACAAAACCAAGCTATAAGTCAATTAATGGCAGGATTGCAACCAGGCGGACAGTTAGATTTTGGACCAATAGCACAGCGTGCTAGAAGTCAGTTTAGCCAACAAGGTATACCGACTATAGCAGAAAGGTTTAGCTCACTAGGACAAAATGCTTTATCTAGCCCAGCTCTTTACAGCCAATTAGGTGGAGCAGCTGCCAACCTAGAAGAAGCCTTAGCAGCTCAGCAAGGAGCATTCCAACAACGTAATATGATGGGATTGTTAGGACTAGCAGGACAGCCAAGTTTTGAAACTGCCTATATGCCAAGACAAAGAGGTTTATTTGAAATTGGTGGATCTGCTTTATTGCAAGCGTTGCCATATTTAGCTATGGGTGGTTTTGGTGGTATGGGTGATGCAGCAAGTGAAGCATTATCGCCAACACAAACATTAAGCGGTCTAGCACAACAAGCAGGTGGCGTTGGAACAACTGGTATCGATCAGCGCGTACTTGGTTTAATGCCAAATTATTTCTAGGAGAAACATGGCAGTACAAATAATACCAGAACAAGGACTAGGAGAATCGTTAGGCGCTGGTCTTGCCCAAGGATTACAAGGATTAGCTCAACTTAAAGCTCAAGATTTGATGAGAAGGCAACAAGCTCAATATAACGTACCTTTGTTGCAAGGATTATTACCAGGCGTGCAAGGGCAGCAGCTCCAACAATTGGCTATGGCAGATCCTGCATTATTAAATCAATTAATACAGCAGCAAAGACAAATGCAACGTGGTAGCATGTTAGCTGGGTTGTATGGTGATCAACGATTGGCTGGTTTAACACCGCAAGAGATACAAGCATATGTTAGTTCGCCACAGTATCAAAGGCAGACCGTAAGACAAGAAGCTCAAATGCAAGCCGCGCCAATTATTAGTAATTTAACACAACTTATAAAACAAGGTGTTGGTAGTAATGTCTTAACTTCATATTTAAGTAAAAGATTAGGGCTTGCTGGTAGTGATTTTAATGCACTTGTTTCACAATTAAAAGCATTTAAAGATCCACAATTGCAAGCATTGGCTGGAGGTTTACAAGAAGCTAAAACAGACAGAAGTAGGCGTGAGATATTAGCTAATTATTTACAAAATAATCCAAACCAAGTACAAGAAGTTGGACAAGTCTTATCTAATATAGCAGGTGGTGCAACTTCACAGCAACCAAGCTCACCAGCTGCCGAACAAAATATACAAGAAGCTATGGCAGAACTAACACCAGCTCCTGAAAGAACTTTAGGACAACAGGTTACTGGTGTAGCGCAAGAAGCGGTTAAAGCTTTTCCAAAAATTTTAGAGCAAGAAACCCCACAAGAGTTTGCAGAGCGCACTGCTAAAATAGAAAGAGATATTACATCGCCAGAATATAGTTTTTTACGAGAAGGCATAGAAGGTTTACCTATTGGTCAAGATATCTTAAGCCAAGGTATATCGAGTTTTATAGCTAAACCAGCTGCAAAAGCCATAGAAAATATAGCAGAGTTTATTAGTCCTGGAGCTACTGGTGATCCACAAGGTGTAATTGAAACTGCAGCCCGCAATACAGCAAAAAGCGCTCCACTTTTAGCACTTACTGGAAGTTTTAACCCAGTCGGAATAGCTACTGATTTTTCAGCCAGTTTAGGGGCTGAAGTTGCTAAAGACGTAGGTTTTGGTCCAGGTGGTCAAACTGTAGCTGCACTTGGAACTGGTATATTAGCTGGTAAAGGTTTTAATGCCCTAGCAAGAAAAATTAAGGGTGTTAAACCTACTACTACTATTCGTGAATTTAAAAAAGATTTATACGAAGAAGCAGAAAAAGCTGGTAATAATCCAACTATTAAATCCCAAACAATTGGTTCTCAAACTGAAAAAGGTGTTGTAAATAAACTCAATGATATTGAAGAAAAAGCACGTCGTATCACAACAGGTGCAGCCTTTACAGATTCTGAAAAAAAACAAATTTTAGATAATATTGATACTACTCGTTCAAACTTACTTAAAAGCCAAGAGAATAACTTACTAAGCCCAAATGCACTAAGTCAAGAATTGCGTGATATTAATAAAAACTACGTTAAAGATGATACCGTTTTAGGTAGGATTTATAAAGACTATCGTGGGGTTTTAGCTGAAGCTTTAGAAGATGCAGGTAAGACTAATCCTAAATGGTACGATAAATGGAAGCCAGCTAACGAGCTTCATGGTATTGAAAATTGGAAAAGTTCTTTTACGTCAGCGTTAAATCAATTTAAGGGTGACAAAATTATAGACAAAATATCTTCTAATCCTGCTTTGCTTGCTACTATGCCATTTATGACAGTTAAAAAAGCTGGTGGATTATTAACAGGAGCCACTTTAGGTAAAATATTTGATAAAACAGCGCAAGGTTACAAAACATTGCAATTTGCAATGAACAACCCTCAAGGGCAAGAGCTACTAAACAGACTTGTTCAAGCCTCAGCGACAAATGATGCTGGGTTTATCAAAAGATCATTATTGAATTTAGATAAGTTTTACCGTAAAAACGAAGCTGCTATCAAACGTCAAGTAGGCGAAGCCGCTACGTTACAGCCGCAACAGGCTTAAAATAATCAGGGGCTACCATGATAGCCCCCAACAATCAATAAAAAGTAGATTAACGAATTAATCTTTCTCTATACTAATACAATTAGCCGTCTTATGTAAAATATTTTTTGCATGCTGCATGTAAGCACGACGATTAATTAGTAAATCTTTGCCTAGTATGGCAATAAACAAAAGTAGTACCAAATTTAGCCTACGATTGACGCTTTTAAGTTCTTGACCATTATTGCTTAGACGTGTCATTTGATTGATCCTCGATGATTTTTAAGTATATAGCTTGCCTAATATAGTGTGAGTAACTGCGTTTTTGAATAATACACAACTCTTGGATTTGTATAAACCACTCGTTGGGTATAAATAACGTGATGCGTTTTAAGTTGTCTCGCTCCATTGTAACCCTTACTTGTAACCCTTGTCACCAATTTACCACAAAATAACAAGTTATGGGTTTCTTAGCAATTGTAGTTAACTAGGGTAATTATTAACATAAAACAAGGGATATTATGGCAACAAGTCCATTAAGATTACAACAAGGTTATGGTATTGGTAATGCGTTACAGCCGTTACCACCATTTTCAATTATTGCTAACCGTGCACCTACACAGCAAGATAAAGCGCGTATTGGTACATTTTGGGTATATACAGCTCTAAATAACGTATATGTATTAACTAGCGTGACAGGTGGTGTCAGTAACTGGCTAACATTGTCTAACGGTGGTGCTGGTGTGTTTTTAAGTTTAACTGTAAATGGGCCATCTACATTTGCGGGTAATATTACACAAACAGCTGGCGTAACATCGTTGTTAGCCACTACAGTTAGCAGTTTGATTTGTAATGGTAACTTAACTACAAATATTGGCGCAGTAACAATTAATGCTCCAGCTGTTCCAGTAACATCTTCTTTAACAGTTTTTGGACAAAATACTGCCGCACAAGCGTCATTAGTTATCGAAGCAACCGTTAATGGTGTACACAATGCTATTCAAGCTTACAATCTAGACAACGTAAATGCCGCAAGCTGCGAAATTGCAGTAGTAACAGCTTCGCAAGATGGTGCTGGTGGTAGAATTGGAGACTCACAAGTAAGATTTACAAGTACTATACCTCTTGCACCTGGAACAGTTGAATTTACAATTGGTAAAGATGCATCTGCAAATGATTTTGTAATTAGTCAAGGACCTAGTTTAGGTACTAATGATAGACTTACCATTGATGGTGCTACAGGCGCGGTTAACCTGCCTGCCCAGCCATCGTTTTGTGCAGTTATAACCGCTGCAAGTGCTGCTGGTGTGACAGGTAATGGTACAAATTATGTTCTTGGAAGTAATGCTGAGGCTACTCCAACTGTTTATACTAAACTTTATGAGAGCACCCCAGGTATAGTTGATGCTCAGGGAAGATTTATAGCTCCAGTTGCAGGACGCTATTTATTTACAGCGGGTGTAAGAATGTCAGCATATGCGGGCGTAACTAATGCCCAAATACAAATATTAGCACCTACAACAATAATTGTTGGAAGTGAAACCTGTCCACCTGCTGCATTAACGTCATTTTTTGCTATAAATACAAGCGGTATTATTAACCTGGCTCAAGGTGCACCGGTATCAGTACGCATTAATTGTAATGGGCAAGGTGCAGATAATACAGTTGTTCAAGGTGACGGGGCTAACTTACTTTCATACTTTACAGGTGCATTGCTTAACTAATGAAAACCAATCTTTGCGTCGAACTTACAATTAACAGCAAAGATTTTAAATTTTATGTGCCAGTAGACACCACAGCTGTTGAATTACAACAAGCTATGGACGAGCTGGCACATATGTTGAGTTATTCTTTGCGAGAACCAGATTTATTTGACTAGGAAAAATTATGTTAAATACGACAATAAGGGCGAGGTTTGAGGCTTTAAGAAGCTTGGCTGGTACTACGCCTATATCTAATGCTTATTTGGCAATAGGCACACCACTAACACAACCTGCGCGTATTATAAAAATTAGCAATGAAACAGATATTAATATATTAATATCTGCAGATGGAGTTACAGATATGGATTTTATTCCTGCTAATGGCTTCGTGTTATATGATTTAGGTAGCAATAAAGCCGAACAAGCTTCAACATTACAGTTTGCTACAGGCACAAGATTTTTTGCAAAAAGAGCTGGTGCAGCAGATTCAACTTCAGGTGCTATTTATCTAACTGTTATTTACGCAGGGGTATAACATGTCACAAAGTGGAATATTAAACCGTGGAGTTTATCCTCCAGGTACGGTTGTCGAGACTCTTCAAGGGTCTAACGTTGGTACTCTTGTTGCACCCCCTATATCACCAGATGGTAGTAATAATATTATTTTGAATAGCACTAACGGAAACCTAACGTTTTCGAATGGTGCTGGCAATATTTTAAATTTAACGGTAAGCACGTCGCCTATAACAAACTATGTTGGTGTTGTAGGTGCTGCTCCTGTGCCAACCGAATACACTGCCACAACCTCTAATGAATTTATAAGTTGTGATACTAGTGCTGGCGGCGCGGTAATTAAGTTGCCATCAGCTGGTGTCAGTCAAGGCGAGTTTTGGACTATAAAAGATCGCACTGGACAATCTAATTTTGTAAACCCACCTGATGCTTTTAATGGTGCAATTACTATCCAACCTGTTGATGGTACTAAAACTATAGATGGTGCAGCAACTAAAGTAATCAATGCATCTTTTGGGTCAGTAAGAATATTGTATAACGGTACGAACTACGAGGTCTTCTGATGTCATATAATAGCTTTAGAAACGATAATAATGGTGCAGGGCAATTTGCCTTAATCCAATTTAGAAAAAGTAATAATTTTGCATCTGTAGCTAACCTAGACTTATTAGGTCAAATATTATGGACTGGTTATGATGCTGGAACAAGCACTTATAAATCAGCTAGCTATATTTATTGCCAGGCTGTTGGCGCTCCAGCTTTAGGTGGTAACGTACCAAGCGAACTGCAATTTAACACTAGCTTTGGGGCGGGTACGCAATTAGCTATGACCATTGATCAATATGGTCGAGTGACTCTTAATGACCCAGCTACAAATGAAGCTACGCTGGTGGTTAATAACAATCAAACATCGCCAAACATTAACTTAAGAACTGCAAACGCTACGGCAACTAATAGTCCTCACGTTCACTTTACACGCAGTAGAGCTGGTACAGCAGATGTACAAGCGTCTGACGATCTAGGTCGTTTAGAGTTTAGAGGTTTCCAAGGTGGTACTGCCATCGAAGCGGCTGACATACGAGCGCAAGCTCAAACGGTAAACGGTGCATCGGTCAGTGGTTCTTTACAATTTAGAACACGCCCTACTACTTATGCGGCGATTAATACTCGCATGAATATTTCGGGTGATGGTAATGTAACTATTAACGCGCCAATTAGTGGTACGGCATTAACCGTTACAGGCGTCGCAGGGTCTCTCGCAGCTAGCTTTGCAGGCACTAATACTGGAGGTGTCTCAGTTACTCAAGCTAACGGGGGTTCTAGCTCGTATCAAGCAGTACAAAGCTCAGTTGATGTGCAACCAGTATATTTTAACGCATTTAAAAACCGTGCTGGTGGTATTATAGTAGCTAACGACGTTATTTATCAACTTGGTGCATTTGGCTTTGCTGATACAAATCGACAAGCAGGATTATATCGTATTTTTTCTACTAACGTTGGCGCAAATTATGTGTCAGCTGGTCATGATTGGTGGACAACGTCTACAGCTGGTGCCACCAACCAACGTATGGTTTTAGGTGCCGATGGACTGGTAACTATAAATGCGCCTGCAGCAGCAGGAACCGCGCTTTACGTAAACGGATTTGCTGCTACCGGTAATTATGCAGCTGATTTTGCTGGTAATGTTCCGGGTGCACTATTTGATGGCATTAGAGCTATTAACAATACTACTACAGCTGGTAGTTCATCGCAGATAGAATGCAGTGTGTCAAGTCAGCCATTAACGACAGGCGGCGATCCATACCTGCGATTTGTTAACTATGGATTTAATGCTGTCAGTATAGGATTTGATACCTCCACACAACAATTAGCTATGACGAGCGGAAGCGGCGTCGGTGGTGCCGGCAACTTCTTTACTTGGACGGTGTCAAATAATCAAATCAACCTGCCGTTGCAAGCATGTTTCCATGCATATATAGGATCGCCACAACTAGATGTAACAGGTGATGGTACTAATTATGATGTAATATTTGGAGTTGAAAGATATGATATTTCATCATCATATAATGCGGCAACTGGAGTATTTACAGCCCCAGCAACCGGTAAATATATGTTTACTAGTCAATTAATTATTGAAGGTTTAACTGCTGGAATGACAACTGGTATATATGGGTTTTGGGTAAACGGTGGTTCTTACGTTGGCGGGGTTACTTATTGCAGCCCATATGCTTGCGCACTTGGTGGTTCATTTTTTTCTATACAAAATACGGCAATTTTTGCTTGCACCGCTGGTGATACTGTGCAGTGTAGAGTTCAAGTGAACGGAGGAGCCAAAGTTTGTGATTTTACAAATCAAACCGCCAGTTTTTTTGCAGGACAATTATTATCTTAAAGGATTATTATGAAATTTTATGTAGACCAAACACAAGTATATGAACTAGATGCAACTCAAGAAAAAATCATCCAAGACAACGTCAAACCTGATTTGTTTGTAGGTGACATGGAGCGTCGTGTAGCATGGGTCATTAGCCAAAAGCTAGACCAATCATTTGACCAATTATTTACCCACTGGCTGCCTATTTTACAGCAAAGGTATGAAAGCTTGCCATCTAACAAAAATTTTTTTGCTGAGCTTGTATTTTCCCAGCCAGACTATAAACCTCAGTATCCTGTAGAAACACCAATTAAGGAGTAATATGTTGGAACTATCTTTAATAGCTAAAATACTACTTGTAGGTTCTCTTGTAGGCGGTGTAGCTGTGTATAAATCACGCACGCCAGACTATAAAGACGACAACCAAGTTGAGGAAGTTGTCGAAGTAGTGTTACATAAAGTAACGGGGCTAAATGTAGATCTCACACCTGAAAGTCCTGAAAAGCCTTAACCTTTATCCCCCGCCGTCTAATGAAAGATGCGCGGGGGAGTTTATAAAGGAAATCAGTTTTTAAGACGTTTTATCAAACTAGCAAAATCACTTTGTTTGAGCTGTGCTAAGTTGCTGATTTTGTAGTGGTCGCAAATTTTAGCCGTCAATTGATCGTCTACCAGTGTTTGCAGTTGAGCTAACATGTCATTATTAATAACACCTTGATTGTTAGAAAAAACAACATTAGCAGCATAATTTCCATCATCATCGTCCTCGTCTGAACAAATTATCCCTATTAAATCACGGTACATCACGCGCCGCCAGTATGAATGCGCTCCACTAAAGCCTTGCATATCCCGTTTTGTAGGCTCTAGTTTTTGCCAACAACGAGTAAACTGCTGGCTTGCTCCGTGATGCAGTTCAAGCACTGAATACACATCGCCATCTATATGCAAAACTTTGCTTATAGCGCACAAACCTTGCTCGGCTAATGCTGCCCTACTAGCACGTAGTAAATCTTCGTACAGGGCATATTTTGATTTATAGAATGGGTTATCGGCGTCCTTGGTGCAAATTTGAAAGTCGACTTGTGCTTTTGCAAGTGCTTTATATAACTCGCCAGTGTCGAGGCTTGATAACTCAAAATTAACAGCCATTATACTCTGCCATTTCGTTGGATTGAAGTTGGTTTTTACGGATCAAGATTTCAAGCTTGAGATCCCTAAAGTCTTTGGTTTTACAGTCCTCGCAAAGATGAATTACTGCATATTCTCGAACTAATGGATTACATAGAAAACATTTAGTTGGTAACATAATACTTCCTTCACTATTATAAACTAATCTTAACCTAAACAAACTAGTTTGTCAACAAAAAACCCCCAACATTGTGAGGCGTTAGGGGTTTTAAATAGGAGGAGGAAGTCATTACGACAAGACTTCTGCTTCGATTGCAGGCTTGTCTGAATCAACTATCACATTATAGCGACGTACTAACTCGCTGACAATGTAATTTTGCAAAACTTGTTGTGTGCCTGCGTTAGTAAAACCTGCATTTATAGGCAGGCTATAGCTTACTGCTTGGTGGTAAATGGTAACTAAAATATTATCGATTGTAATTGATTTGTCACCCTCGTGATACACTACACTAGCAACGCCATACCTTAATGGCTGAGCCTCACCACTTTTGAGCTTCTCATCCAATTGCTCTTGACTCAAAATCTCTTTTTCGATTTGTTCGCGAAAGTCTGCGTCACTGATGTGTGGAACTAGTTGTAAATCTGTTAATCTAAACATATTGACACCTTTTGATTTTATAGTATACTATATATAACAAGAACATTATATCATGAAAGCACATATGAACAGTAAAGGCCCATATTCTGGAACAGTAACAGGATATAATTTTGAACCAATTTTCTTAGCGATTATACGAGGTAAATTGATATCTAGTCAAGATGCATGTGCTGAGATAGGTATTAGCAGAACGCATTGGCTAAGGATTCGCTCAGGCAATAAGTACGGCGCGGGCAGTTTAGCGGTAGCCAAGCTGCAGCGTTGGATCGGTGAAAACAAACATTATCTAAAAAACAGTAAAGATTTGCTTTTGTTAAAGGCGTTCCATGAAGAATTTGGAGAACAATAAACCTAAAAGATTAGTGCGAGCTAAGGTGGTCAATCTGCCGCCTGCCGTAAAGCGATGTGAGACTTGCTACAGCAAGCTTACGCATATACCTGTAAACCGTCGTACGATTTATAAAATGAAGTATTTTTGCAGGTGTGAAAAACCTGACTAAACAAATTATGGCACTAATAAAGCTTTTATGCTAAACTAGTGCCAATAAATTTTATCCCACTAACCTACCACAGTAAAGGGAACAGTATGAAAATAACTCTACTATCATCTAATAAAACTAAAAAAGTAGTTTTTAAATATGATTACATACCTAAAAAAGGAGTTTTTAAATATGATTAAAAGTCTAGCTGAATTACTTTCATCTAATATAATTAAAGATTACCACAATCAGGCAAGCAAATCAACTACCTCTAAACCTTTAGGTAATAAGCAAACCCAGCTGTATAATTCCGCTAAAAAACGTTATGCGTTTAACCCTGCCGAGCAAGTCGGAACAGTGGATAATTACACCTTTAACAAGTTATCCCCAGCCTATCAAAAAGTATGGGGTGCTTTATGCACATTAGCCAAAACGGTTGAGACCACGCAGCAAGGCAGCCCACGCGCTTATGAGCTTGGGGACAAGATTTGGCTATCTGCTAAATCTGAAACAATAGCCGAGCGGGCAAATATTACGGTAAGAACATATTTTAGGGCTGTAACTCATTTTATTGAGCTGGGTTGGTTGGAGCGATATAAGTGTAACAACACAAACGGGCGTAAAAATAAGTTTGCCCCTGTTTTTTATAGAATCACTTTATCGCCGTCTGCTATTAAAAAAACCATGATGTTACTTACCTCGTTTTTACAGCTTCTATGCTTTACGAATCCATGTCATACAGACACTAAACTTTATAGTAATATATATATAAATAAGACTCTAAATATTGTAAGTAATGTGACAAAAGCGCACATGTTTGGTTATGCTAAGTCATTTAACAACCCTTTTATAAAAAAAGGAGGGGGAGGGGAGATGAGCGAAGCGACAATCAACCATGTTTTGGAAGAATTAGCAGCAACAGTTACGCCAGCCACTACAGAAAACCAATTGCGTAGTCAGGTCAATACCATATTGTGCAAACACCTTAAACGTGATGAGGTTGATTATAGAGTCGTTGAACAAGCCACCAAGCGAGCTATTGCATATATCAGCAAAAAACGCGGTGAGCAGAGACTACGCCAAACGCATGAATATATGGCAAGCCGTCCTTTTGGGGTTATGGGTAATGCGTCGAAAACAAACAAAAACGATACGCCACACGATACAAGAGCAGCTGAGATCGCTTTATATTGCTTTACTAAGAAAATTATGCCTACGCCCGAAATTATTGACACATACAGCAAAATTTCCGATGCTGCTGAGCGAGAGGTATTTAAAAAAGGGTTAGTTAATGAAAATTTATGAAGATGGCTTTGAGTTTGAACATACGATCAATATATCCCCGATGTGTATGCATGCTAGCGGTTATAGCCATCAAGCGAGGGCCAAAGTGCTTGTTAATGCTCGAGATAGTGAGCGAATAGCCTTTAATGTGGCATTAGAAAACGTCAAAGAAGAGATTATGGCCAAGAACCCATCTATGTTAAAAAAAGCTTTGTTCTGTGAAATTGCCATGTTTATACCTTGCTACCAGAACAGCATAAAAAGTGTCTATCACTGTGCTGAGCCATATATTGAAATAGCATCATCCTATTTTATAGGTGGTGTGCGAAGCATTATTATGGGTGGAGGTAAAAATCTTATTGGGTATTCTACGGTAAAGTTTTCAATCAATAGTTTACAAAGTGATAACTTGGGCAAGATCAAATTTAACCTGTTTGAAGTCCCTGAACGCACGATAGGGCGAGTAGACGTCAAAAAAACTTGTAGTAAAGATAAGTACAGTTGTTTAAAGTTTGATTGCGAGACTCATGACCAAGAAAAAAACTAACTACAAGGCATACCACGAAGACACAAAGACAAGACCTTTAACTAAATGGCAGGAAGATTATCGAAACTGTTTTGATTTTTCGTTTCGTCCAGTAACAGAAAGGTTTATAGAACAATTTTTTAGTGACATGGTGAAAAGCTGTGCTGATGATGATGGGTGTTTATCGATACAAGAGTACTTTTTAAGTAAGGGAGTCAACAGTAAGACATTCTATGCGTGGTGCCAGAAGTGGGAACTAGCTGGCGATGCACTTGAGACAGCCAAAGAGTTGATCGCGCTTAAAAGAGAAAAGCTAGCGTTAAAGAACAAGCTCAATGCTGGTGTGTTTTTGGCCATGCAGCCAAAATACTGCCCCGAATATAAAGCTTTGATGGAGTGGAAAGCGTCCCTGCATAACAAAAACCCTATAGATGACAACCGCATTAATGTAATCATTAATGAAGTTCGCTCATCTGACCTAGTAGTTAAGGCTGGCGAAAGCAAGCTACCAGAGCAGGAATTGACCAAGGCTGTGGGTAAGTTGATTAGCGAGTATAAAGAAGAGCTGTAAAAGTGTTGACAAGTGTTTAAATCTGTGCCATAATGTTTGTATAAGTTAATCAATAGAAAGTAAGATTATGTTTACAAACAAAATTACAAAAAAAAAGTTGATGTTTATTGCATGGATAGGAGCAATAGCTTTTTTTCGCTCAACTTGCCCGTTACTAGTAGGGATTCTTTTGCTAGCTGGTTTGCTATGGCAAGATACTTTTGGCGATCATTATAAATAAATTATGTAAATCAATAGAAAGTAAGATTATGGAATTTAGAAAAGTAAGATTTGATTATATCGAAGATAAGGTTCATGCAACTGTTTTTATCAACGAAGTATTGGTAGCTGAACTAGTTTTTAAGGTTTTACAAGATGGCATGTGTGTTAGAGAACGCAACAATCAAGTTTATTTTGAGTGCAGTGATAAAAGTTTTATGGCAGCAATTGAACTAGCAGCTATGCGCTTTGTTAGGGGTCAAACATGCTAGACAGAATAATTGGTATAATAATTCCTTGGATATTTTCGTTAGTAATGATAGGGATATTATTTTTTATTTTTCCTGGACTAGCTCTACTACTAATATTACTTGGCGTGGCTGATCTCGAGACGCACGCTGATAATCATGACGATCAAGATTACTATTAATAAAGGAAAACATGACTATTAAACAACGTATTAATTGGCTCGCAGTAAGACATATGCCATTACCTTTATGGTTATTGAAGGTAAATGGTTAATATTATCGTGAAACGATAACGGTATAGCAAGGAAGTTAACGTATATACGCATAAAAAAGGGGTATAGTAATGATTTTAGTATGTATGCGTTGTCAGGATCAATTAACGCCTGATAATGCAGTAGCAAACGGATTTAGCAAGTCTGGCATCATGAAGTACAAAACATCTTGCCGTGAGTGTTATAACACGCAGTATAAAGAAAAGCGCGAGGCTAAAACGAAGGCCATAGCTGAACAATTATCAGCCTTTCAGCCGATGGCTATGGCAATAGTTGAGTCTAAGGCTATCAAGAATTTGCAAGTTAGATACACGTTTAATATGCCTCCCGAAGTTTATAGTTTATTGCATAGAAAAGAGCTGTTGAATATCTATCAAGATTTTATACGTAGTAAGCTGGAAGTGCCTAGTGGTTATGTAGTCAAATGTATAGCAGACTATACGAGCAATTATTTAAGCCATATAGTTTCAGATGCTAGCTTGTTGGAAGCAATCAAAACACAATTATCACCCCAAATACATATAACATTTACACATGAATAAACTACATATTTTATTATTATTTAGCATCGTTAAACCAAGCGAGACACCACCAGCTCCAAAAGGTAAGCCTAGCCCTAAGACTTATATGTTTAGCATGGCTGCTCCGTTTGTAGCTTGTGTAGATGACCAAGGAATAAGCGCATGGCCGACAGATGAAAAATCAGTATGTCGTAGCTCTCAAAGCCTTAGGGGTAGTTTGATATGGCAAGTCCCACGTGAGCATGACGGTGCCCCTTTTATAGCGGAAGAAGCGCCACAAGTTGTAGATGACTTTTTACGTCGTAGTGTCGGAGAGGTTGAGCAACTTATAGAACGCAAAGAGCTGGCTGTAAATCAACGTTACGGCAGCATGTCCAATACCTTGTTGATGTATGCAGTACTCAGAGACCGCAAAGATTTGTGCGAGCTGCTCATAGACAAGAATGCCAACATTATGTTACGCAATAATCACAACCTGTCAGCATTACAGTGGGCGCGCATTAACGGCAGCCACAAAGAAATCGTGGAGCTGTTGGTTAAGAAAGGTGCGGAGTAACCCCCATATTTATGTAGCAGAAGTATAAATGAGACGTCTGTTTTAGTTAGACGGACTCCCTAGGGGAAGTAGAGAGTCCAAACAGATAACGAATCGCGAAGGGTATTCATCAATGAAAACAAAACACAGTTATTTTATTATCATTTTTTAGAAAGCGTAAGCACATGAAAAAACTAATATTATTATGTAGCAGTCTGCTACTAAGCACAAACAATGTATATCTAACAAGCACAGAGCAGCACGTTGGAGACATAGCGGGCATACTTGAAAATAACAACGCACATGCTCTCAGTTGCACGATTAACCTTGTAGGCTGTAAACACTTTAGCCCATGTCTAAAGAAGCTTGCTAAGACGTTTTTACCAGGTCTATTGAACTGTAAACGGTTTGACAATATCAGCCACGCTAAATTAAATGATGGCTTCAAAGCATGTTTGTTTAATGATGACGCGACAATATCACTACATATCAAAGGCGCAGACATTTACATCGAAGTAACTAACAGTAAACCTTTTAATCCGTATTTAATAAGTGCATACTTAGCTAACTTCTTTCAAGCAGCGTATTTTAATTCGTGCGTCTTACTAAGATAGTTAACAGTCCCCTGAGTCAATTGCCTGACTTGGGGGTATTTGCTTTGCGGACTATGTAAAACAAGGCATATATCCACACCAAAAATAATAATACATTTGTCATAGCACACCTTTCTAGTAAATTTGCTACAGTACTATAAATTAGTAACAAATTTAAAGGAGTTATGCCAATGCTTTTTCCGCAATTAGCGCCTGAGTATTACCAAGAGGATGATAAAGACATTCTTAAAAGGATGGAGGCTTTCTATGCTGAATCCATCACGATCAACCAGAACTTCTGGGGAGAAGGTTCCATTGATACCCGCTTCTTTAGTGGTGATCAATCTGTTTATGGTGACCTAGGATTATACGGAAATCTACCAGCGAACCGCCGAAGAACGTTTAATTTTAACCGTATAAGACGTGTAGTTAATATGATTTCTGGCCATCAGAGACGCTCCAGAAAGTCTATTATAGCCGTGCCAGTCGAGAGTTCAGACAACCAGACGGCCGACCAACTAACCAAAGTCTTAATGTGGAACTGTCGCCAAGAGAACATACTTGAGACCATATCAGAGGCGTTTGAAGGTGCATTAGTTACAGGTATGAACCTGTTACATCTATACGTTGACTACCGCAAAGACCCTATTGCAGGACAGATTAAGGTAAACAACTGCTCTTACAACGAGTTTTTAATAGATCCGTTTTTCAGAAAGCACGACTTAAGCGACTGTAATGGTATTTGGAAGCGTACATATCTAACTAAAAAAGAAGTTTTATCTTTATTACCTGACCATGCCAACGAGATATCTACCATGATTGGTAACCCGTACGGCGGGTCACGCGATGCTAAGTTCCAATTCATGCCAGAGTCATACAACTATACTATGAAGAATTTGTTGACCTATGATCAGTTCTACTACAGAGACTTCAGACATCAAAAGATGCTGGTTGATACGCAAAGCGGTGAGACGTTTGAATGGAAGTCTAACGATGAAGATGCATTAAAACTATTCTTGCAGACCTATCCTAGCGTAACCGTTATCGAACAAGAAGTGCCAAGCGTAAAGCTTGCTATTGTGGTGCAAGGCAAAGTATTTTACAACGACTACAACCCAACAGGCAGCGACTATTACCCATTTGTACCCGTTTTAGGTTACTACCACCCACAGCAGCCAGACTATGTGAACCGAATCCAAGGTGTAGTTCGTGGGCTCAGAGATGCACAATTCTTATACAATAGGCGCAAAGTAGCCGAGCTGGACATCTTAGAATCTCAAATAAACAGCGGCTTTATTTACAAAGAAAACGCACTTGTAAACCCTGCTGACGTTTTTTTAACTGGACAAGGCCGAGGCTTAGCGTTAAAGCGTGATGCTCAGATGTCAGACGTGCAAAAAATTGAAGCGCCACAAATACCACCAAGTATGATACAGCTTAGCGAAATTCTAGCCCGTGAGATCCAAGAGATTAGCGGCGTGAATGAAGAGCTGCTTGGATCCGCAAACGACGATAAAGCGGGTATTTTAAGCATGCTAAGGCAAGGTGCAGGGCTGACCACATTGCAAACGTTATTTGACCAGCTGGACATGAGCCAAAAGTTACTAGGTAAGCAGATGATTGACCTTATCCAACTCAACTACACGCCTGGCAAAATCAAACGTATTATCGAGGAAGACCCAACAAGCGAGTTTTATAACAAGAACTTTGGTATTTACGATGTTGCTGTTGAAGAAGGATTGAACACATCTACCCAAAAACAAATGCAGTTTGCACAAATGCTACAGCTAAGACAAGCTGGTGTGCCTATTAGTGATATTGACTTGTTAGAAGCTGCGACTGTGCAGAATAAAAACAAGATTATCGAGAACACTGTTAGACAACAAGAGGCATCAAGCCAAGCGCAGCAAGCTCAAGCACAATCAGCGGCAGAGTTCCAAGCGGCGCAAGTCAGGTTGGCAGATTCACAAGCACAAGCCAACATACAGCTTGGAGCTGAAAGACAATCACGTATCCAAGAGAACTTTGCACAAGCTCAAGAGCGTTTAGCTGAAGCTTCCAAGGATGATCAACAAGGTTTACTCAACTTTGTGAAAGCTTTGAAAGAGCTAGACAATATAGACTTGATGCAGCTCGAAAGACTTTTAAGTTTGCAGAAGCTTTTAAAAGATACAGAGTCAAGTAATATGATTAAAACCTCTGAAGATAGAGGCGCAAACCTTGCTCAAGAGAGCAATTTCTTAGGAGTCCAATAATGGCAAAAAGATATCATAACGGTAATGGTAACGGCATGAAGTCTATGGAATCAAGAGACCTATACAGCGGCAAAACATCACGCCGTGAGATGGAATCAAGAGATGCAGGTATGATTTCTGAAGACAAATCAGCTATTGCTAACCTTCCACAAAACGTAATCATGAAAGCATACCCAGCTTGTGCTTACGATTCATATAACTTGAATGATGACATCAAAGGTATTGATGTACAAGTTCGTGATGATGTTATGGGTGGTAAACGCAAATCTGGCGAAAAATACCCATCGAAATATTAGATCATGGCTCAAGCACCAAGACAAAATAATAAGGCTACCAAGATAGCTTATAACATTCTTGGGAAGCCAAGTAACTTGACGAGCAAACAAACACGCAAGCAAAAGAAGCGTGATAAGTTAATTGATTATCAAGATACTGCTAGAGCTAAATAATATTGCAGGGGGCTAATAACTCCCTGCTTTTAGGAACATGATTATGAAAAAAAAATCACATATGCAAGATGCCTTTTATCAGGCTATAGGGTCGGCGTATCAACTAAATCCCCGTAAGCAAGAGAAGGTAGATAGCAGAATGATCTTTGAAGATCAAATGTCTATTAGTAATTTGCCAGAAAAAGCTATTCATCAAACCTTTAATGCTAGTAGGTTTGCTGAAAAGTTAATTTTGCCTAACGATGAAATTACAGGTGAGTAATGAAAAAAGAAGTAATACGTCATTTAAAAAGCGATAAGGCTATGTTTAAACGCGAAGCCGCTGAAGATGAGAAGTTAATTAAACGTATGTCTAAAAAACA